AGGGACTAAGGCTGCCATAGAGTGTGCCGAGGCTATGCCTATAGGTAAGGTCAAGATTGCCAAGCTTCCCTATAAGGATGCAAATGAGGCACTCCAGAAGGGCTGTGAGCATGAGATTATCAATGCTATCTGGCGAGCTAAAGACTGGAGACCTGATGGCATCATTAGCTCTTCTGACTTAAGAAATACTATTGCAGAAACTGACGAGGAATCCCTGGTCAGATACCCCTATAAGAAGCTCAACGATATAACTAAAGGTATTCGACCTGCCACCCTGGTAACTATTTGTGCAGGGTCTGGTGTAGGTAAAAGCACTTTGATAACCGAGTTCGCTTACCACCTTCACGACAATGGACAGAAGGTCGGTATGTTAATGCTAGAAGAAGAAAACAAACGCACCGTGAGAGGCCTCATTGGTCTTCACTTGGATAAGAACATTGTCCAGGACTATGAGTGCGCTACCAAAGAAGAGGTCTTACAAGGGCATGATGACCTATTTAAGGACGGTGATGTTCAGCTGTTTAATCACTTTGGTTCAACTTCATTAGACGTAGTAGTCAACCGCATTCAGTACATGGCAAAAGCTATGGGCTGTACTCACATCTTCCTAGACCACATCAGCATCCTGGTCTCAGGTATCACTGGTCAAGTCACTGACGAAAGGCGGCTTATCGACCAAATCATGACAACACTCAGGACGATGGTCCAGGAGCTAGGAATCACATTGTTCCTGGTAAGCCACCTTACACGTCCACAGGGTGATGGGCATGAGAATGGAGCCAAGGTAAAGCTATCGCAGCTACGTGGCAGCCACTCTATTGCTCAGTTAGCAGACTTCTGTCTAGGTCTTCAGGTTAACGCTGATGACCCTACAGATGACACCAGGGACATTGTAGTCCTTAAAAACCGTTTCACTGGCCAGGTAGGTTGGGCAGGGAGACTTCAATACAACAGAGACACAGGTCGGTTAATCGATACCGACAACGATACTAGTCGTTTCTAAATATCGAACCAGGAGAGTAACTATGACACAAGAAGAAAAGGTTTTGTCTTGCCTAAAAGAAGGCCGAAAATTAAATTGTATGATTGCTTTTAGAGAACTAGGTATTACTAAGTTAGCAACAAAAGTATCTACTTTGAAGAAGTGGGGACACCCTATAACTAAGAAAACTATAGTGGTTCCTACTAGGTATGGTAAAGCGGCTCATATTGCTGAGTATCATTACAGTGGTAACGAGCAGCCAGTTCAGAGTCAATTAGACTTATGAGCCTGGTCTTTGACCTGGAGAGTAACGGACTACTCGACCAACTAGACACTATTCATTGTATCGCTATCCTCGACACGGAAACTGGGGATAGACGTAAAAACGCTTCACAAATCTACCACGGACCAGAAGGCATTGCTGCTGCACTAGAGCTACTTGCAGAAGCTGATGAAATCATTGGTCACAACATCATCAACTTTGATATTCCTGCACTACAAAAGGTTTACCCAGGTTGGCAGCCTAAAGGCACTATAACTGACACCCTGGTTCTATCCAGGTTAGTTTCAGCTGACTTGATGAATGATGATGCTGTTTCAGTATCGCTGCCAGATGGCTTTCAAAAACGTATGTGGGGCAGCCATTCACTCAAGGCCTGGGGTCTTCGTATGGGAACCATGAAGGGTGACTATGAAGGCGGTTGGGAAGAGTGTAACCAGGATATGCTCGACTACTGTGAGCAAGATGTAAGAGTGACCTATGAGCTCTACAAAAAGCTTATGAAAGACAGTAAGGATTTCTCTGGTCGTTCTATTGACCTGGAGCATGAGTTGGCTGAGGTGTGTAACCGCATTGGTAACAATGGTTGGACATTCGATGTTAAGGCAGCAGGTGAGTTATATGCAGAACTGGCCTCTATTCGTATTGAGCTTGAGAAGGAGCTTGATGAGCTGTTTGAGCCCTGGGAGATACGTACAGAGTTCATCCCCAAGGTAAACAACAAGACTCGTGGATACGTCAAAGGAGAGCCGTTTACTAAGGTTAAGGTAGTCGAGTTCAACCCTAACTCTAGAAAGCATATCCACTTCTGCCTGGTTAAAAAGTATGGGTGGAAACCTAAAGCCTTCACCCCCAGTGGAGAAGCTAAGGTAGACGAGACTGTCCTATCACAGCTGCCATATCCAGAAGCACAGAAGCTTGCAAAGTTCTTCCTGGTACAAAAGCGAATAGCTCAACTAGCAGAAGGCAGCCAGGCATGGATGAAGGTCTGTGGTAAGGACGGTAAGCTGCGACACAGTATCATCAGTGGTGGCACTATCAGCGGCAGAGCAAGTCATCGGTATCCTAACCTCGCCCAAGTTCCTAGCACCAGGGCAGCCTTTGGTAAGAAGTGTAGAGACCTATTCACTGCCCCTAAAGGATGGTGCCTGGTAGGTGCTGACCTTTCTGGTCTAGAGCTTAGGTGCCTGGCACATTACTTACAGGATGATGGTGAGTATGCCGAGCAGATACTCTCAGGTGACATTCATACCTATAACCAAAAAGCAGCAGGACTCAAGACAAGGGACGAAGCCAAGACATTTATCTATGCCACTCTTTATGGGGGTGGGGATGGTCTTATAGGCAAGATTGTCGGAGGTACAGCAAAAGACGGTAAACGTCTAAAGGCTGACTTTGATAAGAACGTACCTGCATTTAAAAAACTAAAAAAAGAATTGAACACAGCATATCAGCGTGGATATCTCAAAGGCATGGACGGCAGAAAGCTGTTCGTGAGGTCAGAGCATCGATGTCTGTCTCAACTTCTACAGTCAGCAGGTGCAATCCTATGTAAGCAATGGGTTGCCCTGGTGGATAAAGAACTTACTACACAAAAGATTGATGCCTACATCATGGGTTGGATTCATGACGAGGTTCAGATTGCGTGTAGAACTGAAGAGGTAGCAAACCATGTCGGTGATATCACTAGAAGAATGGCGGAAGAAACAGGAAGAGCTTTCAACATCCAACTCCCAATCGAAGCAGAATTTTCCGTTGGAGCAACTTGGAGCGACACCCACTGATGACTGTGATTTAGAAAACGATTTAGAGCAGCTCATGGCGTTCTGGATTGTCCTGGACAAAGCATCCAGGGAACCGTTCACAGTCAAATCAAACATAGCCAGGAAAGCTGCCTGGCACATCGCTGTCTGCGCTAGTCGTGGACTAATAACAACCGAAGTCGACTACGAGATGTTTAGTAACCAGTGGATGATTACTGAAGAAGGCTTAGATTTTAAGGATGGGTTAGATGAACGTATTGAACAACTTATGTGACACCAAAACAACGCTGCTCATCGATGGTGATATCTACCTATACCAGGCTTGCTCATCGTGTGAAGAAGAGGTCGACTGGGGTGATGATATATGGTCCCTGACAACTGACCTGGCTGCAGCTAAACGAATGTTTGCCTCCAGGATAAAAGAGTTCCAGGAACGCTTAGGCAGCGATGAAATACTGGTGTGCCTAACTGAAGGCAGCAACTTCAGAAAGACTGTGCTGCCAGACTATAAAGGCAACAGAAAGAAGACCAGAAAACCAGTCGGTTACAAAGCCCTGGTCCAGTGGGCAAAGGAGAACTATCCATGCCACTGGCAAGACACCCTAGAAGCTGATGACATCATGGGTATTCTACAGTCTGCAAAGACTAAGCCTACAGTCATCGTCAGTGATGACAAAGACATGAAGACCATCCCAGGCAAACTCTACAGACCTATGGCTGATGAGATGCTACAGGTTAAAGACCTGGAAGCAGACCATTGGTTCTATATGCAGTGTCTGATGGGTGATGCTACAGATGGCTACTCAGGATGCCCCAGGATAGGTCCTAAGACCGCTGAGAAGGTCCTAGGTAATCACCCTAGTTGGGAGCTTGTAGCACAGGCTTACATCAAGGCAGGGCTTACCAGAGAGGATGCAATAGTCCAGAGCAGATGCGCCAGAATACTTAGGTGGTGCGACTGGGATCCAGACAATGAAGTTATCAATATGTGGGATCCAGGACGATGATAGTTGAAAGACAGTCAAAGGTTACTGGTGCTCTACACAAGAGAGACATCGATGTCACTACTGAGCAGCTTAGACGTTGGGAGGCAGGTGAACTAATCCAGGACGTATGCCCACACCTAACAGCTACAGAGCGTGAGTTCATCATGACTGGTATCACAGAACAAGAGTGGCAGCTGATGTCTCAATGTGAGGGCTGCCATGCCTAAGTTCATCGATGACCTGGACCTGGTCCTAAAGATTGATGGTCATGACAATGCATGTATCGGACACACAGTCAACGAAGGCAATACACGCCTGGTCTATTGCATGGACAAGATAATCGAGAACCTGGTCGAAGACAGCCTAATGGACCTGCTAGAGGCAGAAGAATACTTCTGGTTCAACATAGCAGGTTCTTATGTTGGTGAGCAGACACCAGTAATCATTAACCTGGACCTAGGTGAACACCTACAGATATTACAGGAAGAAAGTGATGGCAATAGTTAGACAATTTAAGTATGAGGGAGAAGACCCTCGATTTGAAGACGGTGAGTTCTATACCTACAGAGAGATATCAAACATCACAGGCATCGTCTACAACACTCTAAAGAACAGGATATACAAGCACGACATAGTTACTAATGATTTGATATACAGAACACAAATCAAAGAGAAAGTAGCTAGAAAACCTAACAGAGATACAGTCTGGCCCAGGTTAGAAACTAAAGCTGATGTCCTTTCCCAAGAAAGATTAAGGAGTCGATTAGTATGAGTATTAACGATGCATCCCCACAAGACTGGGATAAACTAAGAAAGAAATACCCTGCAATAACATCTAAGTATGAAGCCCTGGTAGCCGAGGAAGAAGAGGGTGGCAGCCATACTGAGATAGACATGGTCAACCACCCTGACCACTACAGTGGCAAGATAGAGTGCATAGAGGCTATTGAAGAATCAATGACCCCTGAAGCATTCAATGGTTATTGTAAGGGTAACTGCCTCAAGTATCTGTGGAGGTACGAGAGGAAAGGGAAGGCCTTGGAAGACCTCCAGAAGGCCGATTGGTATCTGACGAGGTTAATCGCAAGTTATCAATCGCAATCAAAAGTAGACTAAAGATAGTGAAGGTGAGCATATAGTTCATAGGTGTTCTTGGGTTCCTTATTCAGTGGTTTATGCCAGGATTGACACAGTGCATATTTTACTGGGTAGGAGACCTAAGAACTAATGACTTATAGCTATGGATGCTATGCATTTCCAAATAGAATACCCTAAGTAATACTAAAGTATTAGATACAAATGATAATCACTATTATATGGTAGGGTTCTTGCTTTGGTATTCATGGACGAGAAGAAGTCAGTGGAGGTGAAGAGAGGACAGTAGCATCCACAGTTGGAAACAGCGAGGTCTCCTAGGATTGCTTACTGTCCCTCTCAACACCACCTAGCACACTACTCCCATCGCATAACAATAGCCACTATTAGTGTGACCACTGAGTCAACCTAGGTTCTACCTGGGGTCTACTCAGAGGCATAAGCTATTACTCTCAAGCTAAAACAGTTTTGTCCACCCTTTAGAGATACCTACAGGCACGAGCCGTCACACACTGGATTACAGTGCTGCTAATGACACTGACACTGCCTGACTCGAAAACATCCGAGAACATAAGAACAAGACCATAAGAAGAACAATAGTGGTATCTACCGTCCCTCAGTAGTTAGCCTTCAGTAGCAACCTCAGAACTCATGTCTCCCTCAACAGTGTTCTGTTGTTGCTGCTGAAGATTAGCTCTTTAGACGGCTGTAGTGGCTCAGGTTGAGCTGCAATGGATAGACAATGGTTAGGCAGTAGACGAGCTTAGGATGGCTTAGGATGGCTTAGGTGGGCTTAGGTTTACCCTGGTGGTCTTAGGTGGTTTACATCCCTTTTTTCAACAAAGAGAATAACCCCCGTCCTAACAATTTTCAGATTCAAATGTCTAATGTCCAACACCAAAGAATAAATAAGCAGTCGATATTATATCGATTGACCTAAGAAACCCAGTGTTCATGCGGGTTACAGCAGATAGACCTATGATTCCAGGGACTCCTGCCCTAGAAAACGACCCCCAATGGGTCTAAATGCCAATGGATTCAAAAATACCGTTAAACCCTTTCGTTGTTGTTGTTGTTGTCAGGCCTTTGTCAACACAAGACCACCCCAGAACCACAACAGTTTAAACAACAGAATACACAATAGAATATACACTTAAAGGTACATACCTATGGGCATCGAAACCCCCACCCCAGTCTACATTGATGGCCTTAATGCAGCCCTACCTTCACCTACAGACCCCTTGTCCCAGGCTGATGACCACCTAAGAAATATTAAGGGTGTCTTAAAGCGGACCTTTTCTGAGGTCACTGGTGAAGTAACGGCTACCCAGGAAGAGCTAAACAAGCTAGACGGTTGTACTACTAGTACGTCTGAGCTCAACATATTGACAGGGTGTACAGCATCTTCTGCTGAACTTAACAAGCTAGTTGGTCTTACTGCTGATGCTTCTGAGTTAAACAAGTTAGACGGATGTACGGCTAGTGTTGGCGAGCTGAATGTTCTTACAGGCTCTGGTATGTCTGCAGCTACTATGGCTAATCTTGCAGGACTGTCTGAAGATGAGATAGACACGTTGCAAGACATCAATACTGCTAGTCTGAGTTCCACTGAGTTAAACCATGTAAGTGGTGTAACCAGTAGTATCCAAGGACAGCTCGATACAAAGCAAGATACCTTGACAGCAGGACAAAACGTATCAATCAGCAGTAACACTATTAGTGCTACAGGATGTCCTAGCGTGGTTGTAGGTGATGTCGACAGCTCGACTTCCAGTACAGCTATAAATACTAGTTGGGTTTACATTCCTGTGAATACCTTAGTACTCAATCAAATTGGAGCCTCCACAAATAATGCTTCTGTCTACCTACCTGCGGGGACGTATTACTTTGAAGCAGATTGCCACATACGTAATTCATCGCATTCAAATGGAATAGGTTCTGTTAGGTGTCAGCTTGTGACCACAGCAAACTCTCAGAGAGGTTATGAACACAATAGTAGGGTTGGTGAGTCTGGTGAGATTACCCTACAGCCTAGTGGTACGTTTACCATTACACAGACAACATCATTTAGCCTTAAAGTAATTGCCTCAGAAAGTAACAAGGCTAAATATAATGACTCAGCATCAGCGTCTTCAAGACTAGCTTCTCGTATCAAATTCTGGAAAGTTTCGTAACTACAGCGTACCCGTCAAATGTTAAAGCAGGTTGCATAACACAGGAATCCTAATATGCCCCAGACACTACCCATACGTAACTTAGGTGACGTAGGCGTAGTCACTGACCAGGATGCAAGTAATCTCCCAGTACAGGTATTCACCAGAGCAAAGAACGTAAGGTTCGATGAGAACACTGTAGTTAGAGCACCAGTATTTCGTAAGGTTAAAGATAGCTTAGGTTTCTCTCCAGTCCATATGTATGGTGTGTCTACTGATACTGGTTACAATAGTGTTCTACTCGTGTCTGATGACTTTACTATCAAGAAGTATTTTAATGGCAGCCTATCTGATGCAAGAACTGGCGGCTCATCTTCTAATACCGCTGTACCTATTACAACAACTCACCTGGCTAACCAGGTCTACGTTAACCGTGCAGATGAAGTTCCTGCTACCAGTCCTATAGGTGCTCTAAACTTTGTACCTCTAGCTAACTTTAATGGCCCAAACAACCAGGAATGGAAGTGTACATCTCTCCGTGCCTATGGTGACTTCCTGATTGCCTTGAATATGTCTGAAGGTAGTAACGTCTACCCAAACAGAGTACGTTTCTCTGACCTTACCCTGGCAAACACTATCCCAGGTTCATGGGATGCTACAGATACCACTAAGTCCGCAGGTTTTGTGGACCTGGTTGAGATGAAGACCTCTATCATTGATGGGATGCCCCTAGGTAATAACTTTATTATCTACAGTAAGGACCAGGTGTGGATGTTGGATTTTGTCGGTGGCACGTTCATCATGAACACCAGAAAGCTATTCTCTGATGTCGGCATCATGAGCCACAACTGTGTCGTTGAGGTCGAGCGTAAGCACTATGTCTTTGCTGATAATGACATCTACATCCACGATGGTAACAGCCGTAAATCTATAGTCGATGGACGTGTCAGAAACTACATCTTCAATGGCTTAGATAATGACCTAGCCCACAAGTGTTTTGTACAGCACAACCCAGATACTGATGAAATCTACTTTTGCTATAAAACAGCAGATGACATGGCAGAGTTCACTAACAGTGATAACTGTAATCGTGCTGCAGCTTATAACTACAGAAACGATACCTGGTCATTTATGGACCTCCCCAATGTAACTTCAGGTTCCATAGCCAACTTAAACTCATCAGCAACCTATAGCAGTATAGATAGTACCTTTGCATACGATTTGTTAGGTGGAACCTACGCCTCCCAGTCGGCAGGTTTTGACCAACACACGTTGTTCTGTGGTGGCTCTAGTACAGACGATGGTATTACCTCAGACAAGCTGTACGGTATCGATGCCATCGAAAGTGGAACCATGAGTTTTGACCTGGATACAGAAGCTAATAGACCTGCGTTTATCCAACGTCACTCTATAGACCTCGATGAGATATCTACATTGTCTGGTTACAAAGTAATCACCGCAATGTTACCTCAGCTGACAACCCCTAGTAACAATAAGACATACAGTTTTAACTTTGGTGCTAGTAACATTCTTAGTCAGGCTCCTGTCTATGAGACAACAGCTATCTTTGATGCTGCTACAGACCACAAAATTGATACCAGGGCATCAGGTAGATATTTGTCTTATAAACTCACGACAAGTGACTACAAAGATTTCTCATTTATTGGATTTGATGCTCAGGTAACGGTCACTGGTAGAAGGTAAATAATGTTATGTCAACTAGACCCTACAAAAGACAGAACTTCCCTGACGTAAATGCAACCGATGATGAGCTTAGACGTTACTTTCTCGATGAGTTTCAGCGTATTGAGAATGCATTACAAGGTGCATTAGAAGAGATTATTGAGCTACAGGAAGAAGTAGAATCACTACAAGGTAATTAATGCCTTAGACACCCCCCAGGAGCCGCTATGCCCGACTTAAAGTTAAGGGCAAGCGTATCCTATTTAGAGGATGCTATAGCCTCCCTAATCGCCTCTGGTGAAGCAGAAGATGCTACAGACCAGTCCAGTTTAAACCATCATTTTACACCCATTATTGAAGACTACGGTGCCAGGCTCTATGCCAGGGAATGTAGTGTCCCCCAGGGCATGACATTTACAGGTAAGCTCCATCGCCACCCCCACATCGTGTCCTTGATAAAAGGAAAAATGGCCATTGTTTCAGAAGATGGTCGCAAGGTAGTTTCAGCCCCCTATACCTGGGCGGCACCTGCCAGTTCAAAGAGAGCATTTCATGCGTTAGAAGACTCAGTCTTACTTAACGTGCACATCACAAAAATAGAAGACGAAGAAGACCTAGACACACTAGAAGAGGAAGTCATTGCTCCCTCATATTCGTCTATTGGCCTAGAAGAGCCAAATTATAAACTTTTGGAGTAATATTATGGGATTTGTAGCAGCAGCTGTTGTAGGTGGGGCTCTTATTGGAGGAGCGGCATCAAATTCAGCATCAAAAGCCGCATCGGCAGCTCAAGATAGAGCAACCGAAGCCTCCCTCGAAGCATTTAGATTTTCACAGCCATACATCAAAGATTCATATGATAAAGCAGGTGGTTACCTCCACGATGCACAAGAAGCAGGTGCCTACCAGGGTCAAACTTTAGCTTCTATGAACCCCTATGAAACCGCAGGTAATAACTACATGGGCAACATGGGTATGGCAGGAGCAGGTCAGGCATTTGGTGTGACTAACCAGGGTGCTAACTTTGCTAATAACTATGCGGACCTCTACGGAATGTCTCAGCAAGACCGTCTTGGTAACGCACAGCAATATGCCATGAACAACTCCCAGGGTTTAGTTGATTCCGCTATGCGTAATGACTACAGAACCCTTACCGAACAAACCATGCCTGGTATCAACATGGCAGCCTCTGCTTCTGGCAACATTAACTCTTCCAGAGCAGGTGTCGCAGATGCCCTAGCACAGCGTTCTTTCAACGATAGAAAGGCTGATGTGACTGCTAATATCCAAGACAAACTAATGGACAGAAGCATCAACCAACAAGAGCAGCAGTTTAAGAATGCAATGGATGCTAACTATGGGCTCAAGGGTGCATATAGCGATGGTATTAATGCTATGGGCTCTATGGGTGACTTCATGACTGGTGCAGGTGGAAACCTTAGAAACTACGACCAGTTAGCTCTCAGTGATGCTCAAGCTGCATTTGAACGTGAACGTGACTTTGGTCTTGATACTCAGATTAAGTACCAGGGTGGAGTCTTAGGTAATGCTGTCTATGACAACAAGGCAGTTCAGCCTAATTACCATAGCTCAGGAGCTGCCACATTTGGTGGTGCCATGCAGGGTGCAGGTACTGCTATGCAAATGGCTAAGTTCATGAAAGATTACAACTCCTAGAGGCTCATAATATGTCGTATTACTTCTATCAGCCTCCAGTTCTACAGCAGCAAGCTGAAACTGACCAGGCACGTAAAAACACACAGACAGCAAAGTTAAACGCACCCCTAGTGCCACCTGGTCCTATTATGCAGTCAGATAGCTATGACCCAAACACAGCTCGTCAAGAACAGCAACAATACTATTTGAATAACATAGGCATATTAGACCCTAGAAGATTGCGAAGTGCTAACAGTATAAGAGCAGAAGTAACTGGTTCTAATAATAATAATAACAATAGCATCGCTAATAGTCCTGGTTTAGGCAGTAGACCTCCAGTGTTACAACAGCAAAACCCAAACACCCAGGATATCAATACGTCTGCCCTGGCTCCTCATATTGGTAATGCACCTGCAGTGCTTATGCAGCAAGGACAGCAAACAGCAAATCCTGTGTTAAATGAGCCTTTCTACCCAACGCCTGATGGTGTTATGCCTCCGCAGCCAGTCCAGCCAGAGCAGCCACAGAAAAAGTTAGGTCACGGTGAAAAACTAATGGCTTACCTGTCCGCTCAAGAAGCACGGGGTGAGACACCCTTGAGTCAGAAGCTAATATCTATGGGTGCTGCTATGCAAGGTAGCTCGCATCTTGGTGGTAATGCTGCAATGGCAGCTATGGGCCAGGCCTCTAATGATATCTACAACACTGACCAGGTTAACCAACAAGCTGCTTATGAAAAGCAAAGAGAACTTTACGAAGACAACAAAGACTACCTGAATAAACTTGATGAAACTGACCGTCAATACACTGATGCATTAGCTAAGTTTGACCAATTCGGGAACTCTGTTACTGGCATCATTGACAGTAATGCAACCTCACAATGGGACAACTTAGGCTTTGGTGACCCTCAACGTGAAGCATTCCGTGTTGAACTCAAGCAGCTTATTGTAAACAACACCCTTCTTAATACTGCCCAGACCAAAGGTGCTATCTCTGATAAAGAAATGGCTCTATTCAAATCTGGTGTACCAAGCATGAATGCCAGTGAAGAAGTTTGGAAGGCTTGGATTAAAGCTAGACAGACAAACCTAAGAGTAATCAGAAGCAGAATTGCAAACAATATTACTGTTGGGCGTAGTGCTGATGTTGGCTTTGAGAACAGCTACACAGCAGCAAGTAATGACCAAGGTTCAGAGTCTACTCAGACCTCGCAGCCTACCTATACCCAAGAAGAAGACGATGCATTGTTTGATTAATAACTAGGGCTACCTTTATGCAGCAAAGAACACCTGAAGAATACAAAAAAGCTTATGAACGTCATAGGAAAGCAGGTAATAAAGATAATGCTGCACGAGTAGCCCAATTGTACAGACAGCATCTTGCAACACAGCAGCCTCAAGTTGCACCTGAAGATAGAGACAATGCCTTTCAGTACTCTATTGACCAAGCACAGAAGATGTATGGCGGTGCTGTACAAAATGTTGGACGGATAGCAGGAAGTCCGAGTATTGAGCAGTATGGTAAGCAGGTTTCTGATGAACAAGACCAGGACATAGCCAAAGGCGGTTACCAGGGCAATTACAGTTCAGCTAGAGATTCATACGATAAAGAAGGTTTATCGGGTGTTGCTAAATGGGCTACCGAAGGTGTTGCTGAAAATGCAGTGTCTGGCGGTGCAGCTTTAGTAGGTACGGCAGCTACGGCCTTAGCCTCTGTATACGGTGCTCCTGCGTGGCTTGTAGGTACTTTAGGTGCAGCGACACTTGCTAACAGTGTTGCTTTAGGCACTGGTGACAATGTCTTAGAGCAGCAAGAGAAAACTGGTGATTTTGATGCCAGAGTAGCTACTGGTGTTGGTGTTATTTCAGGTATCTTAGACCGTGTTGGCGCAGGTCGAGCTATACCAAAAGATGCACTTGGTAAAATGACAACTGAAGAAGTCATTGGCGAACTAGTGTCACAAGGCAAAGTAAGTGCTGCAAAAGAGTTTGCTAAAAGAATTGGTGCAGAAGCTGTAACTGAAACTGCACAGGAAGCTCTTAATATCGGTGGTACTGCACTAGTTGGCGGTGATTACACTGCCCAGGAAGTCAAAGATAGAACGCTTGATAGCTTTCTCTTAGGTGGTGCACAAGCAGGAGCAATGAACACTGGTATCAGTACGCTTTCATCTGCAACCAACCTGGTAAAAGGTAATGGTAAGAAATCAAGCGGACAGACTGAACGTGAAGGACAATCCCAGGCATCTTTTGCACAACGTCTTGCTGCTAAAGTTGAAGATTCACAAAATGCTGATGGTCCTGCATATGATTTGAGAGATGTAGACCCAGATAGCCGCTCTGGTGCTAAAGCTGTAATAGACAGTGTACATACAGAGATGGCAGCCGAGCTAAAACAACTTGTAAATCTACTCAAATCAAGATTAAAGCCCGAAAAAACAGACCCTTTAAATGTTGTCCTGGATAAATCTGAAGCAGCAGTAGCAGCGGTAAAGGCAAAAAACAAAGTAAAAAATGTAGTTGATGCTAGTGATTTTAAAGCTTTTGAAAACCTGGTCGGAGATACGGCAGAAGGTCAGCTCGCAATAAACTTAATGCATGAGCTTAATCAATTAACAAGAGTTTACTCAGACGGCCTTACTGGCGGTGTAAGTAGATATACAGATGCAATGTCTCCTGTTGGACCTTTGGATAACTACTCCAACACTGGTGGTGTTATGCAGCAGTTTGCTAGACCACTAGCGACAGTTGCCTTGGCTACTGCTAACCCAGGTCTTGCAGCAGCTCAGGTAGGTACATTTACCGCAGGTAGAGCTATTGATAAGGTCACAGGTAAAAGAAGCCGTGTTAGAACCTATGTTGATAAAAACCAAAATAATCCTGCACAACCTGCCCCCACGCAACCATCACTCAGAAATGCTGAAATAGCAGA